AGCCACCACCGAGAACCTGCCATCATGAGCCGCAACCCCGAATGACACTGGGCGGCCGTCGAACGCTTCGCCCTTCAGTTCATCCCACCGCTTGGCGGTAACAACACCGCCCTGCGCCGCATCCCAAATACCCAGCGCCTCGCGTCGCCACGAGTCCTCATTGCGCAACTTCTTCCGAAGCCGCAACATCGCACGCTCGCTAGTGCGAAACGGAAACGACGGGTTCGCCTTACGCCACTGATCCCTGTCCATCGGATCAGCGCCACGATCCGCCGACATCTCGATATACAGCGTGCCATCCGAATCGCCGTCCAACGCCTCTTGACGAAGCAGGGAGAAGAACTCACCCTTATCCCGAGGCCGCGGCGGGGTTCCCATCACGAAACACAGCGGGTTGTCAGCGACGTTCTGCGCGGCACCCATATTCTCCAGCGCCTCATTCGAGAGGTGCTGACCTTCGTCGAACACGATCACATCAACATCGGTGCGACCACGACCAAACCCAGAGTCCCGGGCGCCGAACTCAATCGACGAACCGTTCTTGAAGATGATCGCCTCATCACCCTTGCCACGCGGGGTAGCAGCGATGTGCGGATCAACCTTCGGCCGCTTGCCCATCGTGTAGAACTGGTCAAACGTCTCCAGCGCAGTGTCCTTCACCTGCGCCGTCCAGATCACCGTCAACCCCGGCTGCTGCAGGCACAGCGCGAAGATCACACACGCAATCAGGTACGTCTTACCGACCTGACGCGGAATCGAAATAACGATCGTGTCCGCTGCATACTCGCCATCGGACCGCTTCGCCAAAATCAGCCGGCCCGCGTCATCCTGCCAGCCGTCAAACTCCCAGCCAAGCCGCATGCATGTATCCCGAGCCCGCGGCCACGCCGTTGCCGAGATGCCCGCCGGAATAACCACATGCCGTGCACACTCAGACAGTCGGCCAGGATTCGTGGCTCTCCGACGACGCTGCGAACCAGCCCGAGCAGGCTTAGTACCCAGTACCATCCCAGGCTTCATCGTCGGCGTCCGACACCACCGAACCGTCCATCGACGCCGCGATCGCCAACGACTCGATCTCTTTCGAGATGGTCGACAACTGACGATGCAACGCAGCTTTCGCCGGCCCCTTCTCATTCGGAAGCGACGCGACGATCTCCCGCCGCTGAGCCAGCAGAATCTCCCGATAGTCGCCGGACTCCACAGCCTCGGCAAGAGACTTCACCTTCACGGGGGCCGCGGGAGCCTCTGGGTCAACCACCTTCAGGCGAGGAGCCACAGTGATCACCTCCAGAAGCGGAAAGAAAAAAATCGTCGGGGGGAGGAACGCCTATGCGGCCGGTGGCGGGGCTGACGGGGGTGGGGAGGGGCGTACCCCTGGGGTGTCACATCACCCCAGGTCAGGACCATGTCGGTTGGTCGATGTGCATCCACTGGTTGCCGGTTGGGTCGGGCATGCTGGCGTTCTTGGTGGCATTACAGGATCGGTGTGCCGCCTGCTTGTTTGAGAGTGAGTCGTCGCCGCTGATGGCGTAGGGGATGACGTGGTCGACGACGTAGCTCAAGGGTTCATCGTGCGGTAGTGAGTAGTCGATGGGGTCGCCGCAGATGCCGCATGGTGGTTGGTCTCGGGCGATGGTGCGGCGGTGTCGATCCCTGGTTGCCGTGTTCCTGGGCGTTCGGGGCTGGACCATCGGTGGCGCGTTGGCCTCAGTCGCCGTGTCGGATGCTGAGCGATGCCACGAACATGGTCAGCGTGACGGTGACGACGCTCTGCGTGTCGATGGGGCTGACGGTGATGGTGGCGTCTTCGGGGACGAGGACTTCTTGCCCGTTGATGCGGACCATGTTCGGTGAGACGACGAGCGCCCCTAGTGGTCCAGTGGTGCTGGTGCGTTCGATGATCTCGACGTGCGCGCCGGATGCCATGTCGGTCATGCGCTTGGCCGTCCCTTGTAGCGCATGGTGTCGAGTGTCGCCCGGTCTTGGAGCTGGCGCTCTAGTTGAGATGAGACCGAGCGCTCCAGGTCCGCGGCGATGGTGCTGGCGTACTCGATGCCCCTGCCGCTGACGTTGTTCACGGTGACATTCCGAACGGGCCGGCGTTCTTCCATGCGGTCCAGCACCCGGTTCGCCACATAATCAATGAACTTGTCAACGAGCTTCATCAGTCCCCCGCGGTAGTTGGTCTAGCAGCTGGTCCAAATCCCGCTCAGCCATATCAATGAACAACTGGTCACCATCCTCGCGGGCACGCTTCAACAAGTCCGACATGCGGAGTATGCGGGCTTCGAGGCGGGTGCGGGAGCCGATCTTCGCGGGAGTAGGTGACATCGCGGACCTCCCCCCAAACGAAGAAGCCCCGCCACTAAGGACGGGGCAGAAACGGATTTTGGGAATAGTCGACCACTGACATGTTCAGCGCCATTTTGACACAAGAGTCAGCCGTTGTCACGCGTTCACGCAGGTTATTCACCCGGCGCGTCGGTTTCGCGGCCGGGAGTCGCGAAGGTCTCGAACGTCGCGAAGGCGCACCATATTGGCGCCCCGCTCATCCATGCCCCGAACCTCAAGCCATCCGTAGTTGATCCACCGCTCCAAAGTGCGCTGAGGAACCACCTCATCGAGTTTGGGAAGCACCACATCAACCAACTGTCGAACGGTGAAATTCATCCCGCCCATCTCGTCGAGATTCTGCTTCACCACCAGCTCCACGTCGTCGTGGGTGGCCTTGCATTGTGGGCAGGTGACCGACTTGGCTTTGAGCGATGCGGAGAGTTCAAGGTTGCAGCGGGTTTGGTAATCGCCGGTCTCACGGCGCTTATCCAGGATCTCATCAGGCGCGGGATCGGTGATGCATGGGCCAATAGACCTGTGCGGCGGTGGACGGTTGATGATCCGCTCGATCGTCCTCGTGGCGTCGATGATCTCGTCGCAGAACGTGGCCGCGCCGTCCTGGCTGGCGATGGTGTGCACATGCTTTGCGAGCCACAGTGCCATGGAACCCGCGGTGTTACCGGGTCCGCGCATTTCCCCGACTCGAAGCGGGCCGATGAATCCGGCGGAAACGAGGGTGAGTGAGCGCGTCTCGCATATGTCGCGGATGGTGGTCGATAGGCTGTTTTGGATCTCGTCGTACTGATGGGATGCCCTGGTGTTGATGCGGACCGCGGATAGTGCGTGTGCCAACGCGTCTTGCCCGCGCCGGCGCCTGGCCTTCTTGATGTCACACTCACAGTCGCCCTCGCACTTACATGGCCTCAGTGGCTCAATGTGACTGGCGAGGCTGTCGTCACCATGGAGCACGTCTCGCCGGGTTGTACGCCTGCCACCATCGGACAGGTTCACCTGACCCAGCGCGGTTTCGGCGAGCCTATCCAGCCACCACGGCAGTTCGCGCAGGCCGGTTCGCAGGCCCTCGATGCACGTGTTGCAAATGTACAACTGACACTTGCGTTCACATCGCGTGCACTCAGTCATCCCTGCTCCTCACGTGCGGCTTCGTCCACGCATTCTACCAGCGGGACAACGGATTTCGGCCCTAAAGCTCGGTCGTCTAAGTCGGCTCCCTCGGCCGGTGTAGCGAATAGTGCGCGCATAACTTCCTCGCCATACTCGGCGGCGTCTGGCTGTAGGAGGACGTCTTGTAGCTCGTCGGTCATTGACTTTTTAGGGCGAGCGTCTTCTATGCCAACCCGCCGCTTCGCGCGCGGCTCCCGCCTCCTCGCCTTCCTAGTGGCAAGCTCTTCGGCATACCCCCTTCCCCAGAGAAGATGCGCCGCGCGATCGAAGTCGGTTCGTCGCATCTGTCGCCGACGTGCCTCGTCGTATTCCGCAGACAAGCGGTCCGATTGGCTTCTGAGCGGCCTCCTGTGCGCCGCCTGGGTGCGCCTCATCACTTGCTCTCCTCGGGTACGTTCTCCAGCCGCACGCCGAGCGCGTGGGCGTAGTGGGTGACGGTTTCCCAGTGCGGGTTTCGTTGTTGTTCGGTTTCAAGGCGTGTGACGGAGTGTTTGCAGACGTTCATGCGGTGCGCGACGGCTGCCTGGGTGATGCCTTTGCGGCGGCGGTATTCGGCTCATAATAGCTGCAAGTACAGTCGTGGCAGTGGCCGGTGTGGGCGTGGTGAGCGAAAGTGTCGTGCGAACACACGCACGGAACAGTCACGTGTAGTCCTCCCAGTTTTCGGCGATCAACCGCAGAAGCGAATCGAGGAAAGCGGCGCGTTCGTTGCAGTAGTCCTCTCGGTAGTCCCACGATTCGGCTTTTTCTGCCCAGTGCGCGTGCTTCTTGATGAGTTCTCCGATGAACTCGACGCGGGCGTTCTGCGGGTATTCGCGGCAGTAGCCGTGGTGGTCGGAGATGAACTGCTCATCTGCGGCGATCTGCTGCTTCAGCCACGTGAGCATGTCCGGTCCGCCCGGGGTGTATGCGTAGCCGTTCATTGGTGTTTCCATGCGCTGCGCCAAACCCGACGACGACAACGGAAACAAAGCAACAGTTCGACGTTCACGACGGCTCCCCTCCCTGCGCGATCTTCTCGGCGAGCGACGGCATGAACTCGAGGATCGCGTCCCTCATCCCCCGCAGTGCGGCTGCCTGCTCGTCGCTGAAAGCGCCCACTTCGAGGCTTCGGGTGATGACATCGGCGGCTGACTGCATCCCCAACCGGACACCGTCTGCGAGTGCCCCTCGGATCTGGTCACCGGCCATCTCCTCGATCTGCGTTCGTACGAAATCGTGCAGCGGTCCGGTCATGTCTTGTCTCCTTGTGTTGTTTCGGCTGTCTCAGCGCTTCGTGGGGCGTTGGGGATTATCGGTCCACGCTTGACCTGTGATGGCTCCCGGTTTCGCATCCGGGTGTAGTCCTCGTCCGTGAGTTCTACGGGAGCCGGGCTGAGCGTGATGTCAACCCACGTACCGCACTTCCGGCAGGACGTGTAAAACGTGACCCTGCTGTAGGGCTCGGCTATTTGGGGCGCTTCGGACTGCTGCCACAGTTCCGAGGGTGTGAGTTTGGAGAGGCAGCATTCCGCATCCTTGGACTGCCATCCTGTGAGCGGTAGGCCGCAGATGGGACATGGGGCTTCGTAGGTGATGTCATCGAACATGCCCATCAGTCGTCGTCTCCGTCGTTGTTCCATCGGTTGTCTCCAGGGAATCCCCAACACGGGTATGCGCGGCCGGCGTCGACGAGTCCGACGGTTTCGGGTGGTTCACAGTGGCGGGTGTCGTTGGCGTGTGATCCGGCGCGGTGTGCGTCGAATGCCGTCAACCCGGTGAACGTGTGATGGCCGGCGGGACAGTGGGCTGTTCTAAGCCCTCCCCAGCGGTTCGGGCATCGAGCGCAACCCGTCGTTCCCGCCACATGGATCGTCGTCTGGTCGCCCATTGGGGGTCTCCGCTTGTCTCCGATTGGGTGGGGGTTTTCGTCACGTGACGCTGAGCCTCAGTGCCTCGTGGGGTGTTCAGGCCGTCCGGGTTGGTGTCTGTGGTGCGGGGTGACGTCAGAGAGGCGCTCAGGGCTTCTTGTTCGCGGAACGGGCGGAACTCGGTAATCAACTCGTCCAGAACCGCAAGGGCGTCCTCCTTGGGGAGCGCCCGGACGAGGGTGCGGGCCGATCGCAGCGCGTTGATGTACCCGGCGTCGAAGCCGTCGATGTTGATGCGCAGCTTGTCCCCCGCGCAGCACCATGGGTCCTTGTCGATGCCGCTCACGGTTTCCTCTCCTCGGCTGGTTCCCGAACCCAACCCGACACCCAACGCGACACCTCGGTCAGCTCATGCGTGGTCCCGGCGATCTTTCGAGCGACCTGCACATCAGTGGATTCGAGGATCGTCCACCTGCCGGTACCGAGGTGGGTGTACTTGAACCGGGTCTCGCGTTCCAGTCCTCCTAGGGCGTCAACCACAGCAGCAGACTGATGCACGTAGAAGTCGGGGCGGTGCGGGAACCGTTCACCGCAGGCGCATCCCCAGTCCTTGCCGGTAACTGATTCCAGCCCGTGCTTACGGAGTGTGTCGGCAACAACCAACACCGCATCAGCGCTCATTCCTCCTCCTCGTCCCACGGAATCTCGCCGCTCTTCTCAATCCATGCCCGAACCTTCTCGTTGCTCCACCAGGGGCGGGGCGGTCCGAATGGATGCAGGAATCCCCACCAGAACGGGCTCATCGGGTTTCCCCCTCAGAGAGAACAACCGCA